ATTATAAATAAAAATATAAAAAGAATAGCATGGCTAAAAAAACAAAAAAAAAACAAACGAATCAATATAAATTAAATTGCGGCCCGACTAAAAAATTAAGTTATTCTTGTTATGATCCTAAGAGTATACTTAAAATGAAACAAGCATGGAATAACTATTATCCAAATAATACAATTGCATCAAATGATGTATTTACTATTTGGAAGTTTATAAAAGAAAATATTAAAGACAAGTGTTCTAATGAGAAATGTTGGTTATTTCAACCTTTTATGTCTAATCATTTGGATAAACAGTTAACCAATTTCACATTTGCGCCGCCATCGCCAAAAGAATGGAAGTCTGACCCTAATACATGGTTGACAAATCTTGATATAGAAAAAGTTTTAAAACAATATGAATTTAAATATCCTAATTTTAAATTAATTGGTCCTTCATCTATTGATTTTGATAAAAAAATATATCCTAATAGATGCGTATCGGATGACTTATGCAATTTTAATATAACAGAGTATAAACAAAAAGGAATAACAAAAATAGGCATTGTTTTAAATACGGATCCTCATACTAGTGATGGTTCTCACTGGATTTGTTTATTTATAAATATTACACTTCAATATATTTATTTTTTTGATAGTAATGGAGAAATAGTTCCAAAAGAAGTTACTGCGTTTATGAATAGAATACATGAACAAAGTAACGAATTAAATACTCCATTTAAAATAATAATTAATAAAGTGGAACATCAAAAAACTAATACTGAATGTGGAATGTATGTATTATATATATTAATTACTTTATTAAAGAAAGATACATATCCAAGATTTAAAAAAATAATTCCTGATTCTAAGGTAGAAGCATTAAGAAAAATACTTTTTAATTAATTATATTTTATATTTTATATTTTATAAAATATAAATAGTAAACACTATTTAAATACACACAGAATGTCCAACTTTATATCAAATGAAAATAAAGCATTTATATGGCAAATTTTAATGGAGGCAGATGCCTTTAATAATATTTCAAATGATAAGTTTCAACAAATCTATATAAGTTATGAGAATATTATTAGTGAAATTGCAAAAAATACAAGCATGAGTTTAATTGAAAAAAATAAATTATTAATGAGTAAAATGTTTGACTTTTTAAAACATCTAAAAGATTTAAACTATAAAAAACAACTAAATCAACAAACTCAGTTACAAAATGTTGATATTAAAATAGACCTACAAAAAGGAGAAACTGATTATATAAAGCTTGTAAATCATAACAAACCTAAAGATATTAGTTTTAATGAACAAATTGATAAACCATTTAATCCAAGTGAGTTAAATACAAAATTAAATGAAATAATTAATGCGCGTTCTTATGATAATCCTAATTCACTCTTAAATAAATCAAGTGATAAAAAAGTTGCATTTGCTTCAATACTAGAAACAATTGGAGAAGAAACAAAAGACACAAAAGACACAAAAATATATACACTATTAGAAACAATTTTATCAGAATTAAAAAAATCTACTAATAAACAAGATATTATTATTGAAATGCTCAGCAAACAAAAAGAAAACTAAAAACTAAAAATAAAAATAATATTTATTTGATATTTATTTGATATTTTTCATAATTTGGGGTTTCATTTGCTGGAGCACTATTTTTAAATGAAATAGTTCCAATAATCACAGGATTATTTATTTTAATTGAATCTAATGTATAAAGAGTTGTTTCAATAATTTTATTGGCATCTTCATTGCTTGGTATTAAATCTAATATATTATATCCACATTGTATTGTTTCGCCATTTTTGTTTGTTATTAAAATTGGTTTAATTTTAACTTGCTTGGTTTGTTTATTTAATTTTGTAGCATCATCTTTATCATCTGTTTCTATGGATGGAGTATATATATATTTATTTGTATTTGTAGAACCAAAACTTAAACATCTTAGTTGAGAGGTTGAACCAACGCTGTTATGCAGATTACAATCAATTGAAGCTTCTTTCATATTTTTTAATATTTCTTGTGTAATATTTTCTTTTTGTTTTGAAATTTCATAAAGGGATTGGTCACTTGTTAAATACGGGTCTTCTGTTGTTTTATATAGCATATATATGCTTTTATCTAAACTGCTTTTGTCTTGTTTTTTTAATTCTTTTGACGCATTATCAACTAATTCTTTTGTAAGGTCCATTAAATATAAAAATACTTCAACCGTTTGCTTTTCTGGAGGCAAACTTTTATGACTGCAAATTCTACGAGCGCGACCAATTACTTGATCATTTCTAACTGGATGCCAATATGGTTCTGTAATATGAACATAACGCACATTACTTAATGAAATGCCTTCGGCACCTGAGGCTGTAATCATAATAATTTTTATTATAGCGCCATATATATTTTTATCTCCAACTTCTCCACCATTTAATTTAATAATATCTTCTTTTAATGCTTTAGTAGTGGTGGCATCTAATGCGTCCCAATTACTATTAAATATATTTCTTAAAATCTCTTTTTCTTCGGGTTGTTCTGTTCCTGTATATAAAATAAACTTGGGTTTTGCTAAGTCTTCTTCTTTTATATTTAATCTCCATTCGCCTTGTAGCTTAACAATCTTAAACTGTGCAAATCCATTTGCTTTTAATACTAAGGATAATATACCTATTCCTTCTAGTGTTCTAAATTGACTGTAAATTAAATGAGTTCCTTCATAACTAGCATCTAACAATCGATTTAATATATTTAAAAACTTTGGACTATAAATCGTTAATTTTTCTGGTGTTAAAAACTCATCACGCCGCTTATCTAATGTGTCTAATGCTTTTATAATTCTTGAAGCATAACTTGTTAATTCACTTTTAATAAGTTGGCTTGGTTGGCTTGGTTGGCCTTCTTGGCCTTCTTGGTCTTCTCGGCCTTCTTGTTCTATATCATTTGGAAGTAAGATAGCATCCACTAAATCTTCATTTGCATCATCATTGATAACATCTTTAATTGATTTACTATCACGTGGCAAGGGTCTTATCACTTCAGGAGCTGGAAATACAAAATTACAAAAAGCACGAGAGAAAATGCGATATGTGGAAGAAGATTCGAACAAATCACCTGTTCCCTTTAAAGCATTTTTTGTAGCATTGTTTCGTTCTAATTTACGCTCTTCTGCCCGTGCTTTTTCATATTCATCAAATTGGAATCTACTCATAGGAACTAAGATAATATTAAAATTATCATTTTTATTATATTTTGGAAGCAAAGCATCTATATCTGGAAAATAAGAAACTAATCCTAAAATGCGTCGTTTAAATAAGTCCATATTTTTAAGTATAATAGGACCGTTTTTTTTGCTTGATTCTAAAAAATATTTGTTAAACTCATCTTTATTATCAGGCAAACATTTATTCGCTTTCACAGTTATAAAAGAATCTTCTGTTTTAATATTTTCTTCTAATAAAATTTGTCTCACAATTGCAATAAAGTCGGAATCATTAATATTTCCACTTTCATTTAATTCAACTCCAGAATAATTTTTATTTTTATCAATTGTTGAAAGAAAACCATATGGGTTTCGTGTGATTGTTAACATTGGTTCAGGTGTGGCTTTAAATCGTAAATAATCAATATTTGACTCTAATTTTGATGCAAATAATTTAATTAATGAGCTTTCTGTTAATTTAAACTTGCCTTCATTAATGAGTTTAAGTTGCCATGTATTTATATTTCCACGCAATATATTCATCATAATTGCTATTTCATGTGGATAGTTAATAATAGGAGTTCCAGTTAATAATATAATCTTAGTATTTTCAGCACTTTGTAAATAATTATACATTTTCATAGCTAATGAAGCCGGTCGCTTTATTTGATTAACAATTCGACTTACAAAATTATGGGCTTCATCAATTACTATTACTTTATTTGAAAAAGGGTTCCCTTTGGCTTGAGCGACCATTTCATCAAACTTTTTCTCTCTTAAACCATTATATCTAACAAAGATATATTTATTATTTAACATAATATCGATTTGTTCATTTAAGCTTTTTTGTTCGCTAACAGTAAGTGTGCTATAGTTTGGTGCTTTGTTCTTATCAATAAACCAGGCTCCGCCAAACTTTTCTATTATTTTAGGAGAGAGAGATAATACACTTGCTAATGCATCTTTTAATTTTGGATTTGTTTTTATACTAATAAACTCCCAATATTGATTATTTCTATATAAGATATCTCCACATTTTTTAAGTTCTTGTTTATAATTTTCTTCTAATGATTTAGGCAGCATAATCATAACTTGTTTTTCTGTCTTAATTCCTTCCACAATTGCAATTGAAGAGCAAGTTTTACCTGACCCTAATCCATGATATAGTAAGAGTCCTCTATATGGCGTTATTAAATTAATATAATCTCTTACTATCATTTGATGTGTCAGTAAACTAAAGGAATCATCCCCGCTTTTATCACATTTATATTCATCTAAATTGGCTAGTAATTTTTTTTTATATGGTTCTAATAATCGATTTATAAAATTAATAAAATATTCTCGATTATTTAAATAATATTGTGAACTTCTAATATTAATTGCTTTATTATTAGGAAGTCGTTTTTTTAATTCTTCTACATTTGCTTTTTGTGTTACTAATTCAATTTGAGTTTGTTCTGGGGTTTGGTCTGGGATTTGGTCTGGTGGCGCGTCTATTCTCGCCGACTTTAGGGGCTTCGTGGGTTGTGGTGTAACTTTTGCGGAAGCAGCATTGCTATCATAATTCGATAAACTCCATAATATTTTTTGAAAATATTTTTTAATAATAGTCTCATCTAACATAGTTGTAGAAAAACTAAGACTATTTTTGGCAATGCCTTCACATTTTTTATCGTTTTGAATACACCATTGAAGTCTCTCTTCTAGATTAGATAAATCCGCATTTATAAGTATATAATGCACATTTGGTTTAATTAAATGGTCAAACCAAGAAGTATATTCGCTTTTAACTCTTAAAATTAAAGAACCCGTTCTCATTGTTGTTAATAACCGATATGCATTAACATTGCCATCGACATGAATAATATATTTATAATTACTTTGCTCTTGCATAGTTGCAAATTTGGCAGATTTAATATTTGTATTTAACATGCCAATTCCATTAATTGGGTCAAACTTGATTGATTTACTATCAATTGTTTTGTTTTGACTTGTTAATCCAACATCTAACAAATCATTTTTAAATGTTATTAATTTCAATCGTTGATTTGTTTCCGCAGTATATCCACAACCAGACGGCCCGCCTCTAAAAATTGCTTTATTTTGTTTGTCACTCCAAGTAGTATTAAATTGACTATAAGTTGTTTTTTTCGCAAAATCAATATCATCATAATTTGGAATTGGGATGTCTAAATAATTATTTTCACCAGACATTGATAATATTGGAATATGTTCAGTAAAATTAAACTCATTTAATGGCAAATCACCAGTGACCATTGGAAATGGTTCGCGACCATTTGCTTTTAATAATACAGCATCTGTCAAATTTAAAATAAAAACACCATTAGGCAACTTCATATTTTTCACTATATTGGCATATAAGTTTTCTTCGACATATCGCGTTTCTTCGCTAATTGGTTTGTATTGTTCTTTAAATATACATTGCAATATTCTAGCCGGTTTTTTTAACTCTCTTTTAATATATTTTTTTTGAACATCCGTTATTAATGTATTTTTTTCTAATGAAGGAATATGAATTGTTTGAATTGCATTTATAAAACTAGGTGCTGGTGTTGTCATTTCAACTTTATAAAGTACACTGTTATTATCCATTATGCACAACATATAAAATGAATGATGTAATTTTTTAAATAAATAGTCAAGAGTATTTGTCAATGCTTGTGGTGTCATTTGCCAGATTGGATTGGCAATTTGTGGTGGAATGTTCAAAGTATTTATATTTGATTTATTAAAATCAAATAGGTTACTTGCAGTAGCTTTTGAAATATATTTTTTGCCTATTTCTAAAGCTTCCTCATAATTATTTATGATTTTCATTTTTCCAGGCTCTATTATATCTAACTCAGGATTAGGAATAATCTCTTGTGGTTTTTCTATTTTTGGT